CTAACCACAAAGGACGCTCGGGGAAAGCAGAAGGGCATCTATAAATTTGTCCACGAACCACGAACCCTTTCCACCTACGAAGCCCATGTCGGCGGAAAGGCAAGCATAGGCGTTGTGCCCATAAACGAGGACAATGCGTGCCTATGGGGAGCCGTTGATATTGACCAGTACCCGCTGGACCACGGCGAGATACTGAAGCGACTGATCCGTCTGGAAATCCCGCTGGTGGTATGCCGAAGTAAATCCGGAGGCGCGCACCTGTATCTGTTTTTCAAGGAATTTATTGAAGCAGAGAAGGTGCAGCTTAAACTAAGGGAAATAGCTGCCGAGATAGGTTACGGCGGATGCGAGGTCTTCCCCAAGCAAATCAAGCTGGTTCTGGAGAGGGGCGATAACGGAAACTTCTTAAACCTCCCCTACTTTGACCACGAAGGGGGCTTGCGGTACGCCTTCAACAAGGATGGAAGCGCCGCTACCCTTGTCGAGTTTCTGGACCAAGCCGAAGCCGCCGCAATAACCGAGGATCAGCTAGACGGCTTGCTGTCCAAGGCCGCTCCCGCCGTAGACGATAAGATCAAGGACGGCCCGCCGTGCCTACAGGCCTTGATGCGACAAGGCTTTCCCGAGGGAACGCGGAACAATGGCCTGTTCAATCTGGGGGTATACCTTCGGAAGGCGTATCCCGACGATTGGGAAACAAAGATCCTGGATTACAACCAGACGACTATGGAGCCCGCGTTAGACCTCAAAGAGGTCAACATTGTCGCGGACCAGATAAAGAAGAAGGATTACCAGTACAAGTGCGCTGACCAGCCCATCTGCAATTTCTGCAACAAGGATTTGTGCCGCAGCCGGAAACATGGCGTCGGAGGAGGGGCCAACACTCCAACCGTAGCCAACCTTAGAAAATACGACAGCGAGCCGCCCCTCTGGTTTCTAGACGTGAACGGCAGTCCTGTCGAACTCGACACTGAAGGTCTACAGAAGCAGCCGCGCTTTCAAATACTGTGCATGGAGCAGATAAACTTCATGCCCCGCACCATCACCCGGCAGGCTTGGGAAGCGCAGATGCACAATCTGCTGGGCCAGATGGTCGGGACCGAGGGCGCGGTGATCTCCACGTCCGACGATACCAGCCTTCGCGGACAGTTCTACGACATGCTGGAAGAGTTCTCGACGCATATGCAGTCCGCGATGGACCGGGAAGAGATACTTCTGCGCCGCCCATGGACCAACGAAGAAGAAGGCCGCACATACTTCAGGCTCAAGGACCTTGAGGCGTTCCTGAAGCGCAACAAGTTCTTCGAATACAAGTCCAATAAAATAGCGCAGCGGCTTCGAGACATAGACGGCAAGGCCGAGCAGTTCCGAATCAAGGGACGCACCGTGCGGTGCTGGTCAATACCGGCATTCGAGAAAATAGATGAGGGTTTCGGGTCCCGGTTTGACGAAGAAGAGGAGATTCCGTTTTGACCACAGAACACCTTAACTGGAGCCAAGTTTTAAGGGACCTTCGCAAGGAGGCCGGGATGACCCAGAAAGACCTCGCATATAAAGCAGGGATTCCGCAGCGGACCGTTGCCGAGTATGAGAACGTCAGCAAAGGTCGCCATCTTTCAATATACAAGGTCGAGGCCCTCCTGAGAATCCTTGGGTATGAAATCGATGTCTTTCTGAGGAACTGATAATGTTTAGATACTTTGGACCTCCCGGAACCGGGAAAACAACAACCCTCCTGAACCAAGTGGACCAGCTTCTGTCGGAAGGTATGTCCCCGAACGACATAGGATATTTTGCTTTCACACGAAAAGCGGCCCACGAAGCACGAGACCGGGCCGTCGCAAGGTTCAACCTCAACCCGGAGAAGGATTTTCTGTACTTCCGGACGCTGCATAGCCTAGCGTTTCAGGTTCTTGGTATGAACGGGGCGGAGATTCTGGGAGACAAGGGAATCAAAAGCTTCAGCAAGGAGGCCGGGATAGACCTGACCACAAATGGTTTTGAGCACATATCCGACGACGGCTTTATGCTGATGAAATCCAACAATCCCATCATGCGAGCGTTTGATCTGGCGCGGAACACACTTAAAGGACCAAAATGGGCCTACAACGCAACAGAGCTTCCCATCCCCTACTATTATTTTGAGCACCTGTACAAAGAGTACGAGCGCTTCAAATCCCTGAATGGCCTCAAAGACTTCACCGACATGATGGTGGAGCTTTCCGAGAATCCAGGAAGCATCCCCCTCCTCAAAGTGGTGTTCCTGGACGAAGCCCAAGACCTCACCCCGTTGCAATGGAAGGTAGCTCACCACCTTAGCGACCGCAGCGACCGCATGTTCGTCGCAGGCGACGACGACCAAGGCATTTACCGGTGGGCCGGGGCAGACATCAATCACTTTGTCGAACTTCCGGGGGGGTCGGAGGTGCTCTCTCAGTCCTACAGAATTCCGCGCAGCATACATGCAGTTGCAGACTCCGTGGTGCAGCGCATCCGTAGCAGGCAGAAGAAAGCCTGGATGCCCCGCCTAGAGGAGGGCAGCGTGGAACGTACCTACGATCCCAACACGGTATCGTTCGGCGACGACGAGTGGCTCGTCCTGGCTCAGGCAAACTACATGCTGGATGATTTGTCCGAGAGGCTGACCTCCAGCGGCCACTACTTTAAGCGCAAGGGCTCCCCATCTCTCAAAAAGACCATCCGGAATGCCATTAGCTCGTGGAATTACCTGCAACAAAGCCCCGGACACGAGGTCTCCCTGAAGGAGGCTGTGAACCTGTACGACCACATATCCAGTGGGGGAGGCCGTCTGAAACGCGGTGCCAAGAAAATGCTCGGCGGCGCAGACGAACAGGACCTGTTTACAATAGAGGTTCTGCGCCGTCATTTTGGTCTGGAGACACCCGACGATACATGGGACAGGGCCCTCGACCGCATAGGTGATGAAGACCGCGCCTATGCCACGGCACTCCTCAACCGGGGCATCAACATATTTGAGAAGCCCAAGATCAAACTGTCCACGATCCACGGAGCAAAAGGCGGAGAGTCCGACAATGTCCTGTTGTTTCTAGACCTCTCAGGAAAAGCCTTGAAGGAGATGGAGAAGAACCCGGACGACGCCCACCGCGTTCTGTACGTGGGTGCGACGAGAGCCAAGCAGAACCTCGTTCTCAAGATGCCGGAAGATTCGCAAAGAGGATGGGCAATATGAGCCGCGTACTTTTACCAGTACAAAGGATGTGTGTTATTCTAGAAAGCCCCTTCGCGCAGGGATCTTATAGGGCTATCCTTGGAGATGTTCGTGACAGGCGTCATTCTAGCGCGAAAGAAAACCTAGACTACGCAAAAGAATGTCTTTCCGACAGCCTGTCTCGCGGAGAATCACCGATAGCGTTTCACCTCTTATACACGCAGGTTCTGAACGACGACTACCCGTTGCAACGCGCTTTAGGTCTAGAGGCTTCCGCAGAGTGGTACAAGAAGGCAAACGCGGTTGTTGTGTACACAGATCTTGGAATTTCGCCGGGGATGGAAAAAGGCATAAGCATTGCCGAACATCTGTCTCTCTTTCTCGAATACAGAAAAATACGGAGCACCGAGTAAATGACTGCAAAAGAAGCCCTGGAGAAAGCCGCAGAACTTGTCGGAGGCGACCGCGCAAAGACCTACGGAGACATGTGGAAGAACCACAAGAACATCGCAATGCTATGGAATGCATATATTTACGATATTGGTGAACTTAAACCAGAAGACGTAGCAAACCTAATGGAACTTATGAAAATTGCACGAAGGAAGACAGGAGTTTTCAACGCCGACGACTACGTCGATGGTGCGGGGTACTCCGGCGTTGCATTGGAGTGTCGAGAGAAAGAAGAAAAGCACACCCTGTATTCCTTGTCCCTTTGATGAACTAGAGAGGTCAGGACATGAAGAATAACCCCGAGAAACCCGGCGCGGAACGAGTTATATACGATTTAGCACCTCTGGTTCTCAGAGAGGCCGGAATTTTGGCGGACGAAGAAGCAAAAGACCGTGAGAATTTCAACTGCACCGGTTGCGGCAAGTGCTGCACTTACGGTCCGTACATGGGGACTATGTCCGCAGAAGAAGAAGACATCCAGCGATGGGAAGACGAAGGTCGTCAAGACATCCTGGACACGGCGGATATCTTTTTTTGGAGCGATGGAGAAGACCGCACTGCCGATTTATGGATGGACCCAAAAACAGGGGACGAGATTACTTCTGGCATCTGCCCTTGGGTTAAGAAAGTAGGGAAGGATAACTGGCATTGCACCATCCATGCTTTGCGCCCTAACGTGTGCCGTAACTACCCTGTCAATAAAGAGCAACGGGACGAATTAGAGTGTCCGGGATTCTGGGACCATGAAAAATAATCTGCAAAAGCCCAAATGGGGCGTCAAAACCGAGTGGGTGCCGATTGAGCAGCTACCCCCAACCCCCAGCGGCATAAAGGAAATAGCCGTTGACCTGGAGACCAAAGACCCGCGTCTGAAGACCCACGGGCCGGGATGGGCTACCGGCCACGGAGATGTTGTCGGGTTTGCCGTGGCCTATGAAGGTTTCAACGCCTACCTGCCCATTGCCCACGAGGGCGGCGGAAACCTCGACCGGGGCATCGTCACGCGCTGGTTCAAGAAGGAAATAGCGAACCACCCGTCGGATAAAATCTTCTTCAACGCCGCTTACGACGTGGGGTGGCTCAAGCGCCTTGGTATAAGCCTCAAGGGCAAAATGATCGACGCCATGCTCGCAGCGCCCCTCCTTAACGAAAACCGCTTCAGTTATTCGCTCAATTCCGTTTCATACGATTACTTAGGGCTGATGAAGTCCGAGGCCGCGCTCCGGGAAGCCGCACAGGAATTTGGCGTGGACCCCAAGGGCGAGCTATACAAGCTGCCCGCCTGCTTTGTCGGTGAGTATGCCGAGGCCGACGCCCAGCTTACGCTCGACCTCTGGCAGGTGTTCAAAATTGAATTAACCAAGGAAGACCTATGGCAGGTCTTTGACATGGAGTCCTCCGTATTGCCGCTTTGCATAGAGATGACGTGGCGCGGCATCCGGGTTGACCTAGACGCCGCCGAGCGCCTCAAGCAGGATCTCATCAAGATCGTCAAAGACCTGAAGACCGATATCAAGAAGGAGACAGGGCTGGAGTTTGAACTCTGGGCGGCTGCAAGTATTTCCAAGATCTTTGACCAACTAGACATACCATATGGCCGCACCAAGACCGGCCTTCCCAGTTTTACCAAGAATTTCCTCAGTCAGCATGAGCACCCGATAGCCCAGAAAATTGCCGAGGCGCGGGAATACGACAAAGTGGGAAATACCTTCCTGTCCAGCATCTTGCGCTATACCGAGGGCGGGAGAATCCACGGCCATATCAACCAGCTACGGTCGGATGGCGGCGGCACCGTAACCGGGCGCATTTCAATGTCAAACCCGAATCTACAGCAAATCCCCGCCCGCAATCCAGACATGGCAAGAAAGATAAGAGGGTTGTTCCTCCCTGAAGAAGGCGAGCAATGGGCATCGCTGGATTTCGATCAGCAGGAGCCGCGAATCCTCGTCCACTTTGCAAGCCTCACGAACAAGGGCCTGACCGGGGCAGACGACTTCGTCAAAGCGTACCGCACCGATCCGGAAACCGATTTCCACCAGATGGTGGCCGACATCGCCAACATTCCGCGTCGGCACGCCAAGACGATGAACCTCGGCATCATGTACGGGATGGGGCAGACGCGGCTCGCCGAGCAACTGGATGTGACGCCGGAACAAGCCAAACGGCTCATGCGCCATTACCACAAAGACGTGCCTTTCGTAAAGGAACTGATGGATGCCGTGCAACGGAAAGTGTCCCACCGAGACAAGGGCGGGTTTGTCCGCTCGCTGCTGGGCCGCAAGTGCCGGTTTGATTTATGGGAGCCTAATTTGTTCGTTTCCGCTCGCGCACTCCCCAAGGAGGAGGCGCACATCGAATACGGCAACAATATAAAGCGCGCGTACACCTACAGAAGCTTGAACAAGCTAATTCAGTCCTCCGCAGCCGATCAGACAAAGGCCGCAATGGTCGCTATCTACCGGGAGAGAGGCAAGGTTCCGCTCGTACAAATCCACGACGAACTGGCCTTTTCCGTAACGGAGGTCTCGGAGGCCCGCGACCTCTGCAAGATAATGGAATCTTCGGTGAAGCTCGCAGTCCCTACGCCGAGCGATATATCGCTGGGTCCGAACTGGGGAAACTTGACTTCGGTGGACAAGTCCGATAGCCTCCTATAAATAAAGGATTAGTGCCATGAACCCCGATAAATGGAAGTCTGTCGTCATCCCGATTGAGAGCTATTACGTGCTCAAGAAGATGGCGGCAAAAGAACGGCGCACGATCAGCGGTCAGTTCACCTTTGTTCTGGAAAAAATGACGGGGAAAAATATAAAAAACCCGCCGCCAAAGGCCTGGAAAAAATGACGGTCTTGTTCGCAATAGCCGCCTTCTACACAGCGGCGCTGGCACTCGGGTTGTTGTGATGGGCAAGCGCTCCGGCGGATTTGCGAGACGGGAACGCGACTTCTATCCGACGCCTGTTGCGGCGGTCAAGCCGCTCATCCCCCACTTGCCCGAGCGCTTCAAATATATAGAGCCCTGCTGCGGCGACGGCGCTTTAGTTCGAGCCCTGTCCAGCTTTGAAGGCGTCGCGCACGACGGGCGCTTCTGTCCAACGCTGGAGTACGCCAGCGATATATCCGCACCCGAGCCGCTCATCAAGAGATATAGATTCGATATTGCCGGGCGCTTTGACCAGTTGCCGCGCGACGGCTACGGCACACCAAGTGGTGGCCTCCACGCATATATCCAAGACGCCTTCAACATAGAGAGCGCCGCCGAAGACGTGGATTTGTTCGTCACCAACCCACCGTGGGACAGAAAAATCTTACACAGGCTCATTGTCCACCTCATCGAAATCCGGCCTACATGGCTGCTGTTCGACGCCGACTGGATGCATACCAAGCAGGCCGCGCCGTATTTGAGGTATTGCCGTAAGATTGTATCGGTGGGCCGGGTAAAGTGGTTTCCGGACAGCCCACATACAGGGAAGGACAACTGTGCGTGGTATCTGTTCGACTATGGCGTAAGCCTGACCCCACCGGAATTCTGGGGGCGCGGCGGGGCATTCGGAATTGCGGAGAGATCCGCTGGAGAAGTTTGTTGCGTGTAACCGCACCACGAATGTTATACATATACTGTCCCAAACTCCCTTCGGTGGCGCGCTTTGACTCCCGCCACTGTGGGACGACCCTGGCGGCGGGAGGTCCAGATCGCGATTTTCCAAAAGCGTTTGGCTGGAAACTTCAAAGACCCCCGCCGCCTTTTTGCCTGAGCCCACCATAAACTTCACGCCTCCCCACCCGTGAAGAGGTTTCCCTTGCAAGCGCAAGCACACTGCAAAATA